TCCACGAAGCCACGATCACCACCACCGTTGTTGGGGGTACGGGTGCTGCCGAGGGGCATCAGTTCCGCAACGCCAATGTAGTTGGGGTTGATGATGTAGCCACGGTTGGCGTCCGGCAAGCAGACCGGATTGCCGTTGACCACCGAGATCAGACCGAAGTCCGAGTCATAGGTGTTCACCGACAGGGTGATCTGCTTATCCAGCGCATTCGCGTTCACATGGAACACGTTCTCGTTGGTGTTGCCGTCCGAGCGGGCGAAGCCGCTGACGACGCGCCGCAGAGCCGTACCAGCAACCAGCGTCAGGGAGTCCACCGTACCCGTCTGGGTAAAGATGGAGGCGACGAGGCCGTTGAACACGTTCTCATTGAGGGTCGTGCCAGCGCCGTTAATCGACGCAGCCGGGGTGCGGAAGCCAGCCGGGACATCCGTAGGGCCAGCCGAGTCCAGCCAGTCACCGAGACCGCGCAGGCGGTAACGGACGCTGGCGCCGTCTTCGACGGTCTTGTCGTTGTCGGAGCAGATGGAAAGCTCCATGTCCCGCTTGATTTCGCGGACGGACTTGGCCTCGGCCTCCGCAAGGCGAGCCGGACCAACCGACTCGACAGCCTGCTGAAGCTGGCTGACCATGAAGTCACGCCGGAACAACTGGATGTTGTTCGACAGACGCGCACGGCCAGAGAACTTGTCCGTGTAGGAGGTGATGTCCGCGCCTTCCTGAATGCCCACGGAGGTGGGGGAGGCAAGGATATCGACCATCCACTCGTTAATCGTAGCGGTGGCCTTGCTCTTCGCGGCAAGCGAAAGCACCGGCGTCTCCTCGGGGGCGAGGATGGTCAGGACATCCGTGAGGTCTTCACGATTGCCAGACGCGGAACCGGGACTGGTGGTATTGTAGGTATTAGAGAACGGCATGTTAGTAGCTGATTAGGAATATTTAAGAGCGCGGAGGGTTTTGAAGTCCCGATAACTACCGCTTTGGGCAAAGCGGGAGGAAAGGTCTGCCACAGCCTTCGATTGACGAGCCTCAGGCTTATTGGAGTCCGAGCTTTGGCTGACTACAGGTGAAGGAGGGGACAGGCGGGAGGCCGGTTTGGTCTCTACCGTTTTGCGTGCGTAGATGCTGTTGGCCGCGTGTGCCAACAAGTAGGGCAGTTGAGATGCGAGGTCAGGGAGCGCACGCTCCACAGACTTGAACTTTGGATCGTTCATCATCACCTCGTACTGCTTACGCACATCGTTGTCTTCTCCGCTGAGCCAAGGTAGCTCTGTCTTAGCTTTTTCGCCAAGGAGTTGCTTCATATCAGCGCGGTTCTTAGTCAGTTGGATTTCCTTCCCCTGAGCGGGAATGTACACATCCCTTGCTTTCCGCGCACGCTTAGCAATCTCCCGAAGCTCACGCTTGGTGTATTCCCTGCCTCCGTCCGTCGTCACAACGTCGTCGGCAGCGAGGTCTTCAGCCCTATCGAGCTTTTCCTCTGCCCATTCCATCACCTCCGACAGTTCTTGATACTTAGCATCAAGGTCTTCTTTGGTGGCGATGTTAGCGTAAGGGTTGTCTTTAACCTTCGCTTCGAATGAGGATTCCTCGCGCTTGGCAATCTCAGCCTTCAGTGCTTCCAGTTGCTCTTCAGCCGCTTTCCGCTTGGCGGTGAGTTCACCAAACCGAGCGACAGCCTTGCTGCCGAGCTTCTGAGAAAGCTCCCGAAGCTCCTCTTCACTCATAGACTCCAAATCGTAATCCTTTGAAAGAACCTTGGGGTCTTCACTGGATTGAGTTTCCTCAGGCTTAGGTGCGGGCTCTTCTTGCGCGACTTCAGCCTTGGGAACCTCAGGTTCCGGTGCGACCTCCTCCTTTGGCTGTTCTGGAATAGCCTCGGGCGATTTTTGCGCCTTGGGTTCTCCCATCCGAGCCTGATATCGCGAAGCGAAGAACTCGCTCCGAGACATATTTTTTGCCACAGGTTTTTGGTCGGCTCCTGCGTTAGCCGCTTGGACTTCAGTAGACATTATGGGTGCCGTCTTTACGCCACGGGCATTGCGAGGCCCGCATTGTAACACCCGCCCGCAGAACCTACTTAGCTAGGTATACCCTGCTGCTGTCTAATTGCCCGCAAAACGAGTAACTTCTGGTAATTTGCGAGGTTCAGAATCTCGTCGTACACTTGGATTTTTCCGCTAATCTCGCGAATACGCCCCTCTGGGGCACGGGAAAGGCTAGAGATAGCCAACTCCCGCCCCGCCGCCACCCAATCAAGGAAATCCAGAAACTGCTCTCGCTCCCCAAGGAACTTAATCTGATCTTCTAGGGGATGCTTCTTGTTTCCGAATAGGTTCATTGATTAAGAGTCTGCGTCTGCACCTCACCCATCTGGGCGGGAGCAGTGCCAAGGCGTCCAACTTCCGCGTTTTGCATCTGCGTCATGGCAAACTGATACTGGGCGGTGTACTTCTCCAGACGAGCGCGGAACGCCTCATCCTGCTGCAAGCGGGCAAGGATATCCGGCTGCACGGCGTACTGGCGGACAATCTCAAGGGCAATCTGAGCCCCATTAGGACGCGCGCCCACCTCAATACCAGCGTAAATCTTAGACAGGTCTTCCGTGACTTGCTTAACAACCTGCTGCTGCGCTTGTTCCGCAGGCTGCAAGAAGGCGTCCGCCATGATCGGGTCAATCTGCGCCGCGCTCATTTCAAGCAAGGCGTCTACGTTGATCCGCCCATTTCGGTCTAGCTGTAAAAGATTAACGAACTGGCCAAGACGAGCCTCCACCGTCTCGGGATCGTTGTTCAGCACATCAAAACTAATCTTGATGTCGAAGTCCTCGTCAGGGTTACCCTTGTCGAACTGCATCGGATCGGCCACTCCAGTCACGCGGAAGAAGATTTGATCGGGGCCAAACCGCTGGTAGGACTTGAAGCACATCTTCAAGACCTCCTGCGCGTGATGCAGGAACTTGTTAACGAAAAACTGCTGTCGAACCGCGCTGATAGGATTGTTCGCCGTCAGTCCTACGATGTTATCCGCCGCCGTCACCATCGTATTCTCCATCTCCACGGAGCCGGGATTGTACGGAGGAGTAGGCCCAAAGGCAATTTCGCCAGCCCGCCGCACCGGAATAAACCGTCCCGGTCCGTAATCCGTAGGCGGATTTCCCGGCTGGTGCATGATGGGAGGCAGCGTCGCAAGACTGTTGCGGTCGATGCGGCTATCACGCTCAGCCTTAATCTGATCCTGCGGCCCCTTCAACAGGTCAGTAAAGGTCTGCACCTCGTACAACCGCTTGCTGTCCTCAGACAGCCGCGTAACGACAAACGGGTAGTCGTTGTAGCCGTTCAGCAGTTCGTGCTTCGCGTAGGGCTTGATGTCGCCCTGACCCGTAAACTTAGGATGGAAGATCGTGCAGTAGATGCCTTCCGATCCGTCGTCGCTATCAATCAATCGCTGAAAGCCGTAGATTACCTCGACCAGTTCAGAGGCGTTGTACTGCTGGACGTACCGAGAATACGACGTACTCCGCGTGCCGTACACGTTTTCCAGATTGTACGTGTTCACGCCGTGATAGTTGTTCACAACGTGCTCACACCAATCCATATCCCAGCCGTCTGATGCACCGCGACTAAGCACCTCCTGTACAGTCAGGAACGTGCGGTAAAATACAAACGGAGCACGCTGCGGATTGATGCAGTACGAGGGAAAGAACACATCTCCATCTGGCGCGCAGGTCTGGATAAAGGGACGATCTACAGACAGGCGGCTAATAGGGATTTCGCCAAACCCCGTCTTCCGCAAATCCTTCAACGCCTTCTTAGCCCGCTTGTCGATCAAGTCAGGATAGACCGACTTCAGCATCTGAATAATCTCAGTGTCGTTCTGGCCTTCAACAATCAACTTAGCCAGTTCCGGCGACGCTCCGGCAATCTGCTGAAGATCAATCTTCTGGAGATACTTCTTCTCTACTCGTTCCCAGCCAATGTACGTGATCATCAGACCACGCTCCAGAAAGTAGTTCGCACCAAGTTCCATCTCCTGCCGAAAGCGTTGGATGTAGGTAGAACGCATCCACTTGATGAACGCACTAACCACACGCGCACGCCCCATATCCGAACTCTCTACCGGATAAGCACGGATATTAGCACGTTCCAAAGCCGCCGTGAACAGCGAGACGTAGTTGTTTATACGCTCATCAATGACACGCGCCTCCGTGTCCGAAGCCCCATCCCACGGGAACGCATCCGCCCCATGCTTACGCAAGTCCGTAGACTTCCCCGGCCAGTAACAACGCCTTCCATCAGAGCTAGTAATGCATTGATTGAAGTACGTGCCTAGCTCCGCCACGGTCCGGTTGTACGCACCAATCAGCGCAACAACATCCGGCCCTTCGTTTTCAACAAAAGTCAGTGCTTGGTCCGGTTTGGTTTGTGACATAATTTGGCGCGGGCGATTGCGTTCTTAATAATACCACAGACGTATCCCTGAGTGCGCCCAATCTTGTCCGAAAGCTCGTCTGGGAAGAGTTCGCTACTAGCACCCGACTTACGCCTAAGTTCGCATTCGTAGCGAAGCAGGCGATCTGAGTGCTCTAAAAGCCACCTTGGGTTGGTGGTCTTATCATTGTCGTTGCTGCTCTGCATACCTGTAAGTGACGCCAGAAGCATCGGTAATGGCTTCAACATAGACAACTTTGCCAACTAGCTTGCCGTTAAATCGCTTTGGAACAACTACGGAAATCTTGTGGTCGTTATCTCCAAAGGGTACGCAATACATCCATTGCGGGTTTCGAGCGTGTTGAAGCACCTTGGCTTGGAAGACGGAGGTCTTCTTTGGTGGTTCAATACTTTCAACAACAGGTTTCTTGGCTTTCATTAGTAACCTCCTCGGCTGGGCTTGGTAGTCTTGAGAGTCTCGGGGCTGATGTAGGTAGCAGGGCTGACAGCCAGATAGCGCAGAACGTCGATAGGGTCTTTCCACGCCTCATCCCCGCCACCTTCTGCCGTATACTCCTGCAAGGCTGTGATGATGTTCTGGCAACGGTCGGAGATGTAAAAGTGTGGGCGGTTGACCGAGTCGATGGGAGCCTTGCGGTTATAGGCCATCTTGGTCTGCAACGCTTGCAACCCTTCCTCGATGTCCAGTCCCGGTGCCGGGATGAAGGTTAGTCCCGCATCTGCAAGGTCGGAGATAATAGACGATACGCCGCCTAACGTCTGATAGACCGCCGCGCCAAGGCGAGGGTCAATCAGGCGCTCAAACACCTCGTCCTGCGTCTCGGCCTCCATAGAGCTAATCAACTCTACGTAGTCCTTGATCCCATAGCCCAGCCCCTTAGCCCCTTCACCAGACGCCCACTTACCACCCTGCCACCTAGCCCAGTCGCCTACATTGACATCCGGCCACTCACGATAGACGTACCAAGTGTCGGTAGGGTCCACCGCAATCCACGCCATAAACCAGTTCTTCCGGCCAGCCGGATCAAGAACTAGGTACTTGGTAGTGTTCTCCAGCTTGAGAGAGGTATGGGGTACTACGTTAACTTCTCGGCTGAAGTTGGGGAACTTGGTGCTGACTGACTTTGTAGCAATACCGTATGCGCGGGTGAGAATCTCATTCTCGGGGCGTCCTGCCAAGTCTGCTGAGATACGCTCGTAACCTCCGAAGGGGTTATCCCTACTGTGAAAGTAGATGATGCCCGCATCCCGGTTTCGGGATTGCTGAAGATAGGGCACACTCCGTCCTCCCAGAAGTTCGGCTGCTTTTGATCGCAGGG